TAGATGTTTCTAGTTTTAATCAAAAACTTAATCAAAAACTTTATGGCGAAGCTTTAGCAATTGATCCAGAGTTTGCAGAATATGTTCGTTATAAAGAATTATTGGCAAAACGACTTAAAACTGCATTAACTGAAGATGAAAAAACATTATTGGCAACAATTGAAAAAAAATATTCTGATCTTGGAGATTTTGATACATGAGTACAAAATTTAATAGATAAAAATATAAACACTCCAAATTTAGAAGATTTATTAGCAAAAACATTAAAAGATTCTGGTATAGATGTTACTATATCAGGAAGCGCTAAATCTCAAGCAAAAGAATATGGATTTAATGAAGCTGCAATTAAAGCTTATGTAGCCTATTTAAAAAAATTAAAACCTGCTTTGGAGGATAATCAAAAAGCTGCTGAAGATTTAGCTATTGCAATGATAAAACTAGATAAAGCTTTATCTGATTATGCTGACAAATGAGAAGATTGAAAAGAAGTCTTAACCGATCCTCAATTAAAAAATACTCCAGAATATTTTAAAGCTATGGGAGAAGCTGCAGAAGGATTATCAAATATTTTTGGTGTAGATGTTTTACCAAGTTTTTTAGAAACAGAAGAACATCTGAAAGATATAGATAAATTATTAAATGGAGATACCGATGCCTTTTATCGATTAAGAGAAGCAGTTGCACAAGATTTTGTTATTGGATTACATTTAAATGAAGATGATGAAAATCTTTTATTAAGTAAAATTGAAGAATTAAATTCTAGTGAGATTGAAATTGGAACAGCCATTTCAGAGTTAGATGATACTCAGTTTATTGATACTTTAAATAATATGATAAAGGCAGGAAAATTAACTGCAGATCAAGCAAATGAATATTTAAGTAGCATAGGTTATGAAGGAGAAATTGAATATAGACCTGGACCAACAACATCAACTGAAACAAAAGTAAGTGGAAATGTCTTAGGTAAGGATATTACTTTTGCTACCTTACATTCTGAATCAACTACAGAAGTCCCATATATTAAAGATGCACGAAAAAAAGATGATAGAAATACTATTAATCGCGTAGTTGGTGGAAATGCAAAAAATAGAAGTAATAATTCTAAAGGTAGTGGTGGAAGCGGTAAATCTTCTCAACCTAAAACAGTTGAACTAACAAAAGATAAATCAGATAGATATCATAAAGTTAATACTCAAATTGAAAAAACATCTAATAATTTAGATAAATTAGAAAAAGCTGAAGAAAAAGCTTTAGGCGGAGATTGGGTAAATAACTTAACATTACAATTCCAACAATTAAATAATCAAATTGCTAACTATAATGAAAAACTTAGAATAGCGCAAGGCGAACAAGCGGAATTACGTAATGAACTAGCTAGAATGGGTGCTCAATTCAACGCGGATGGTACAATCGCAAATTATAATGAATTATTTGATACTTACTTAGCAAAAATAAATGCGTTAGAAAGAGAATATAATAATTTATCTGCCGCACAACAAGAGCAATGAGATAAAGAAAAACGTATTGATAATGCTAAAGAACAATTTAGTCAATTAAAAGAAAATATGAATAGATATGATGAACTTATAAGTAGTTTCATCCCAGATATTCAAAAACAAATTCAAGATGCTATTGATGAAATTGTTGAAAAACAAATTGAAAAATTTAATAAAGGTATTGATTTACGTCTTGATATATCAAAAGCTACAAGAGATTGAGATACATTTAAAACAAAAGTTCTTGATGGTATTGCGGATGATGATATTATTGAGCAAACTAAAAAGAAAATAAGAGATTGAGGTACTTACTATAATGAGGCGGGAACTGGTGCTATTCAAGCATTAGTTACTCATTTAAATCAACAATTTGGTGAGTTTGAAAAAGACATTTCCGCAATTTATGGTCAAGATGATGTTAAAGAGATTGAAGACTTAGAAAAATATTATGAAGAGTTAATGACTCAAATGGAAGCAGTATTCGATCTTGAAAAAGAAATCCATGAAGCTTATATCGATATGATGAAAGAAGCTCAAGATGAATTTGATAAACATATTAAACAATACAAAACTGTTTCAGATTTAATTGAGCATGATATGAAACTAATTGAATTAGTTTATGGTAAAGAATCTTATAGTGCTTTAGGTAAGTATTATGATAAACAAATTGAAAATGACAAACTTCAATTAGATTTCCAACGTCAACAAGTAGAATTCTGAAGAGCGGCTAGGGATGCGGAAGAAGAGGGTTCTGATGCATGGATCGCCGCGAATGATAATCTACAAAATGCGCAAAAAGAATTAAATGATGGTATTGAAAAATCAGTAGAACATCTACGTGATAGTTATGTTAATGCTATTGATGAGATATTACAAAATCTTAATAAAGATGTTACTGGCGGAAAAGGTCTAGATTATATTAATACTGAATGAACATTAATTAATAAAGAAGCTGACCAATACTTAGATACTATTAATCAGTTATTTGAAACACAAGCATTAGAAAATAAATATCTAGATGCTATTGACCAAACTGATAATATTGCCGCACAAAAGAAATTAAAAGCAATAATGGATGAAGAAATTGGTGCTTTAAAAGAAAAAGATAAGTTAACACAATATGATATTGATAGAGCAAATAAGAGATATGAAATTGCTCTTAAACAAATTGCTCTTGAAGAAGCACAACAAAATAAATCAACTATGCGTTTAAGACGTGATAGTCAAGGTAATTATAGATATGAATATGTTGCTGACAATGATGCTATTGATCAAGCAAAAGATGAATTAGACAAATTAAAAAATGATTTATATAATTTTGATAAAAACCAATATAATAATTCTTTAAAAGAAATGTATGATACATGAGTTGAATATCAAGGTGCATTAAAAGATGCAGCTCAAATTAATGATCCAGAAGAAAGAGCTGCTAAAGAAGCTCTTATTAAAGAAGAATATGGAAATATTATTAATAATATGCTTGAGGAAAATGCTGTTATTAGAAAAAATCTTGAAGAATCTGCATTTGAAGATTTAGCTGCATTGCATCAAAAAGATATTGAAGAATATAACAACATGCTTGAAGATGAAAAGAATGCATTAATGACTAGTTTAGTTCCAGCTTGAGATTCTGGTGTTCAACAAATGGCAGACAAAATGATTGAAGAAGGTGGATTCTGACCTACTTGTAAAGAGGCTTTTGATAAATTGCATAAAGCTCAAGATACATCTAAAGAAAAATTTGAAGAAATGTCTAATGCAGCTGGTATATCTGGAGAAGAGATTAAAGAAGGTATTGATCCAGCTATTGAAGCAACAAAATCATTAATAGAAGAAAATGATGCTTTAACTAGAAAATATGGTGAAAGACTTCAAACAATGAAGGATTTAAATACTGAGCTAGGTAATATGAAAACTGCATTTGAAGAAACTGCTGCAAAAGCTAAAGAAGTTGCAGAACAAGCTCATGAAATTTTAAATACATTTAAGAATGATGAAGCGGATGCGTATGATGAAGCTGCGGAAGCGACGACTCATGAAACTACAGTCGAGAATGCAATCAATGGTAATCCAGAAGTTAACACAGAAACAACTGCTGCCGCAAGTCCTTATACAGGTGATGGAATACCTCGTTTATGAGATGATAACATTACTTTAACAGGTGCATATCATACAAGAGCAGATGGTAGTGGAGGATCTTACGATTGGCATATTGGAGAAGGTAATTTTGTCATTATGGATACAGCTCCTTGAGCTCGCTATCCATATCAAGTTGGAAGATGAAGTTCAGCAGAAGGAAAATACATTCAATTTGGATGAGTAGATACAGAAGCTATGACTGGATATGATACTGGTGGTTATACTGGTGAATGAGGAAATAATGGTCGTTTAGCTATGTTACATCAAAAAGAATTAGTGTTAAATGCAAGTGATACTGAGAATATATTAAATGCGGTTAATGCTATTAGAACATTAACTAATTCAGTTGGTATTGCAACTCTTGCAAGACTAGCTAATTTAGGTGCAGGCGGAAGCGCAGGTACAAGTGGAAATGGTCTCGAACAAAATGTCCACATCACCGCAACATTCCCAAATGCAACAAGCTCAAGAGAAATTGAAGATGCTTTATTAAACTTAACAAACAAAGCATCGCAATATATAGGAAGAAGATAGTGAATAACTATCTTCTTTTTTTATTTGGGTAGAAATATTTAACTTATCAATATAAAAATTAAAATATCACAAAGAGAGAAAAAAGGAGATGGGAAAATGAGTAGTGTAATGAATTATGAAGATAATATACTTACAGCAATTCAAATGATGGTTGATAATGCTGTTGAGCATGCTACCTATGATAAAACAATTCAAGCTACAATTAAAAAGGTTGTAGATCCTACAATTGGAAAATATAGAATTATGTATCAAGATAGCGCATTTTATGCTTATGCAACTTCTATTGATGTTACTTATTCAGAAGGTACTAATGTGTATGTTTTAATTCCAGGAAACGATATGTCAAAAACTAAGACTATCTTAGGAACCGTAGACAATCTTGGAGTTGATTTTATAAATATATTAACTAATGAAGAGCGCTATGAAAACCTTGGTGTTAACATTGCTCATACATCTAGTGACTTTAGTTTAAATTCATATATATCTGAAAGTATATTGGCTTTATACGATAGAACAAATAATATTAATTTAATAGGTTTAAATGTTGATGATGCAGAAATGTATCTAAAACAAAATGATTATTTCACTTTAGGTGCATATTTCAAAACTAATTTACCTAGTGAACAAAGAACAAAAGGTAATTATGGTATTTCATTTAAATTTGTTTATGCAGATGAAAATAATAGTGATGTTGAAAAAACTTATACTATTGATTTAGATAGTTTTAATGGAGATCCATATAATTTATCTAATTATTTAAAACAAACTAGTACATATGATAATTATGATAAAGATAATTTTAAATATATTGAATCAATTACTATATTTGAAAATGGATTCCCTTATCAAGACCCAAGTAAACCTAATGATATTTTTGTAAAAGATATACAAATTTTTGGAGCTAGAAAAATCACTGAAGATGAATTAGCTTCAAATATGCTTTCTATTTTAACACCACAAGGTACTTATTTTACTGCTGAGGATTCTGCATCAGCTACAAAAACTTTAAAAGCTCAAATCAGAATAAAAGGTAAAATTGCTAGTGATTACAGTAATACAAGATTTTATTGATTTAGAGAAAATGCGGCGGTTACTAAATCCACTAACGCGGATAAATACTGTTCATTCGGAAGCTCTGGATGAGAATGTTTAAACTCTAAAGAAGCAACTAGCGATAATGAATCAGAGTGAATCCCAGCAGATGATACCTTTACTATTATAAAATCTGATTTATTAACAAAAGAAACTAAATATAAATGTGTAGCTCTTTATAACAATGGAGATGTTACATTATCAAGAGAAATAACTATATATAATAAAGGTGCGGCTACATTAAGTATTGAATCAAGTGCTGGTACTCAATTTTATTTTGGAACAGGCACAACAACTTTAACATGTAGCGTTACTCCAGCTTTATCTAACTTAACTTATAAATGAGGTAAGGTTGATATATATGGTGCTTTTACTGAAATTAATAATGCAACTTCCGCAACACTGACTATAAATGCTAGTGATATAGATAGATTTAATATTTATAAATGTCAAGTAGATTCTAATAATAATTATTGCGGAACTGCATCTATATCTTTATATAATTCTTTAGATAAAACTGAAAATACTAGAATTATTATTAATAATGGTTCGCAAGTATTTAAATATAATACAGATGGTATTGCTCCTAATAGTCAATCTTTAGAGAAACCTATTACAATACTACCATTAAGTTTTAAATTATTTGATGATGAAGGTGCGGAGATACCTGATGAAAAAATCGCGGTTTCTGCAGTACAATGACTAGTTCCCGCAAACAATACTTTATTAGATATACCAAATATCTATGGAACTCCAACTGTTGAAGGTGATTGACTAGTATATTCTAATACAAAAGAATTTAGTTTTAATATCTTAAGAAGATATGATGCTAAAAAAATTAATAATACTATTAGATTAAGAATTACTTTAGGCGACAATGTTTCTACTGTTGACTCCAATTTAATTTTCATTAAAGAAGGAGAAAGAGGAAGTAATGGAACTAATTTTGTATGTAAAGTTGTTCCTAACACTTCTGAATCTATTGAAAAACCTATCGTAACAATTAATAATAATACAGCAACATTAAATTATACCGCTGCTAATAATAAATGATTTAAAGTTCAATTATGAAGAGATGGAGAACAATTATTTAATAGTACAGAGTCTGGACAGTCATCAGAAGATAAGGCGGTTACAGTAACGTGGTCTGTATTAAAAAATACTTATAGTTCTTCTATTAATGATGATAGTAATATTACTATTAATGCAACAACAGGAGTAGTAAGTTGTAATACGACAACATATGGTCATGCTCCTGCTAACATAATTCAATGTAAAGTTGTTTATGATGGTGTTGAATATTATGATAATATACCTATTACTATAATTAGATTAAATAATAGTAATTATAATATATCTTTAAAAGAATTCTGTGGATTCTCATACGCGATTTACGAATCTGATGGCCGCAATCCGCAATATGATAATTCAACTCCATTTGAAGTAATAGTTAAAAATAATGGTACTGATATTAGTTTAGATGATGATACATCATATGCTTGAGCTGTTGTTGGAAGTTATTATGAAGGTGGAAGCTATAAAACTGTAGAGAATTTAATTCTTGTAACTTCTTACACAGAAACAGTTACTTTAACTAAAAATCAAAAAAGATTTAAACCTATTGATACATATGATGGATTATGTTTAACTAATGCAATAGTATGTGCAATAGCTGTTAATAGTACTCAAATAGGTACTATTACTATACCTATTGATTTATATATAAATAGATATGGAAATGCTGCTTTAAATAATTGAAATGGAAGCAGTATTCAAATTAGAAATGATGAAGGTATTATTTTATCTCCTCAAATTGGGGCTGGTAAAAAAGAAACTGATAATACATTTACTGGTATGTTTATGGGAGATGTAGAGGAAAATGCTACATCGGATAAAGAAATTGGTTTGTTTGGATATTATCATGGACAAAGAACTATTGAATTAAATGCAGAAACTGGAACTGCTAAATTTGGTGCGACAAATAAAAGTCAGATAATTTTAGACCCAAAACTTGACAGCGCTAAAATATGTTCTGGTGATTTTGAAATAACTTATGTTCTTCCTAGCGAAATGAATCCACCTCAAACAGTTTATACTGAAGGTTTTAAATATATAAGAGTAAAAAATAATGGAGACGTTATTCTTTTAAAACAAAAACCTGCGGGAAGTACTCCTTTAGAGGACAATGAATATCGTATTGGAGATTCTTTTAAAGTTGGAGATAGAGTTTGAGTTAATGGTGCTGGATTAGAAATAGATTTAAATGATCCACATATTATGTTTGGAAATGGTAATTTTAGAGTAGATTCAGACGGTCAAATTTATGCTACAGGTTTTGTTACAGTTAAAGAACTTGAAGAAGGAGATTACAATATTCCTGGCGTAAATGTATTTAATGTAGACTATACAAATGATACAGTACAATTTGAAGCAAATGCTCAATTATATCCAATAGGAACAAATCCAATTCAAAAAACAATTACTTTAAATTGTTTATTTAAAGACTTAACAACAACAAATTATACTACTTATTTATTAGATAGTAATGGAGACCCTATTACTACATATCCATATCCAAGCGCAAATACTTATGATGCAAATGGATTAAGAATTAATATTACTCAAGCTTCAGTATCTGGACAGGCGGTAATCACATTTATTGCTAATACAAATCAAGCAATTGCAAGTACAGTTAATTCATATAAATTTAGATTTACACATCCTAATGCTCCTAGTGCAATAGTTGTAGATAAATTATTCTATGCTAATTTAGTAGTAAAAGGAACATCTGTTTCTATTAAGGGTGGTCCTTACGCGAATGTAGCCGCATTATGCGCAGCACATGGGTCTGGTAATACATTAGGAGATGGATATACTGTTGGAGAATCAAATGCTCATTTATATGTATTTACTAATGGCAATAGTACAGGCGGATCTGATCCAGGTGATTGAAGTGATGTAGGACAAATTCAAGGTGCACCAGGTCAAGATGGAACTAATGCAAAAGGATTATACATTAGCGCAACTGCAGATATATTTAAAAAAGCTAGTGGTGAAAGTAGTTATAGTCCAACATCAATTACTATAACTCCATTCTTTCAAAATACAACTTTTAATAAGTGGTATTATAATGATGGTACTGAGCATGAAATAGATTTGTCTTCGCTTCCTGGTGGAATTACTTATAATAGTAATACAAAAGCATTAACAATTCCTAACAATTCTTCTTTATATACTAGTAGCATTTCAGTTTTAACTTTTAAATGTACTACTGTTGAAGAATATGCAACTAGTCAACCTTATTATAATACAATCTCAATTGGACGTGTTGATGATGGTTTACAAGGAGCACCTGGTATTAACGGTAAGACAATTTGGGTTACATCAACAGCACCAACATATAGTAATAATAAATATATAATGCAAATTGCTAATTTAGTTGGTCCTAATAAAACACCTGAAGTTGGAGAAATTATTATTTATAATAATAGATATCAATATCCTATTACAACAGTAAATACAACAACTGTTGAAGCAACAACTCAATATGATATGAAAGGCCCTCAAGGAAATAATACTGCGGTTGTAAGTATATATAAGAGAAATGCTAGTACACCTACTACACCTACTTATAGTAGTAGTGATAATCCTACATATACATTCAGTACTCATACTTTATCAGTTGCGCCAACAGGTTGGTCTACAACTATGCCTGCGGCAACAACAGGAACTGAATTATATGTTTCTAGTATTGTTGTTTATGGAAACACTGATTTAATAGATATAGATACTAGTGTAGTTTGGGCAACACCAACACAAATTACTGAAAAAGGAATGGATGGAACATCTCCTTTTTATGGTTATTTAACAAATGAAGTTCAAAGTTTTGCGGCGGACGTAGCAGGCGCAACCGCAAGTACAGAATTACATGCTTATAGCGGTTCTACTGAAAAAGCGGTACAAATTAAAACAGTTGGTATAGCAGGACAAACCGCCGTAACCGCATCTACAAGTTATCAAACAATTACAGGACTTTCTTGATTACAATTTAAGGTTAATTATACTACATCAGTAAATGGGCCTCAAATTACTTTTGAAACATTGACAGGAGTACCACAATCTACTTCTGGTCAAATTATTATTACATATAGAGTAAGTGGCGAAAGTTCAGATAGGACAATATATTTTGCTTACTCAACAACAACAAAAGGTGCTAATGGACAAGATGCAAAAGGATTAAATATTGAACCATCTGCTTTATTATTTAAAATGAAGAATGATGGTTCTTCATATGAACCTACATCAATTACATTAACGCCAAATCCACAAAATACAACTTTTGGTTATTGGTATTATAATGGCACTCAAATTGCTCCAACAGGTAGTGGATCTGCTACAAACGTAGATGGAGTATCATTAAATACTAGTACAAATGTATTGACAATTTCTTATAGCTCTACTGAGTTTAATTCTCATCAAAGTATGACTTTTGAAGGTAGAGATAGTAGTGGAATTATAAAAGATAGTGCTACAATTACTAAAATATCAAATCCTAAAAATACATTTATTAGATATAGTAATCAAGCTTCGGGGCATACTGATATGACTACAGATCCTACTGGTTGTACTTATATTGGCGTTGCGACTACTGAATCTACAAATGCTCCTACTGATCCAAGTGCTTACACATGATCTAAATATGTTGGTTCAGATGGAAATGGTATTAGTGATATTACTTATAAATATCAAGCTACAAGTAGTCAAAGTGCACCGAGTGCAAGTGGAACAGGTTGGGTTAATGATATTTCAAATACAACCTTTAGTGCAACAAATAAATACTTATGACAAAAAGAAGTTATTGATTATACTTCTATCACAGATAAAACAACTGTTTCTTTAATTGCTGTTTGAGGTGAAAAAGGAGCAGACACATTAAATGTTATATTAACAAATGAATCTCAATCTATTGCTGGAGATGCAACAAAAGCAATCCCAGGTAGATCTTATTATACAGATATTAAAGGTTATTTAGGTAGTACATTACAAACTATAACTATTGGAAGTATTACTAGTACTCAAGGCTTACCAACAGGTATGAATGTAAGTATAACAAATAACAATACAGATCATCCAAGAGTTACATTTACTATTGATAATAATACTACAATGGATACTCTGGATGGGCAAATTACAATTCCTGTTACAATTAATCAAACTCAAGTGGATAAAATATTTAGTTATTCATTGTCTTTAAAAGGCAATAAGGGCGATGATGGAGCTGATGGTAATAATACTGCAACTATTAGTTTATATACTAGAAGTGCAAGTGACCCAAGTAAACCTTATTCAAGCGGAAGTGTGACTTATACATTCGCAACTCAAGAACTAAGCGATACCTTACCTAGTGGATGATATAGAACAGTACCTACTGGAACTAATCCATTATATGTATCTTCAGTTAGTGTAACTGCAAATACTGCAACAGTTAGTATAGGATATAATGATTGATCAACGCCAACTAAAGTCGCACAAAATGGAACCAATGGAACAAATGGTTATAATACTGCAACTATTAGTATTTATCAACGCGCGGCAACTAAACCTAGTGTAAGCTATTCAGGAAATAAAACTTATACTTTTAGTTCTCATAGTTTAGATAGTCTTCCTGATGGTTGATCAATATCAGCACCAACTACAGATGGAAATCCATTATGAGTATCATCTGTATCTGTTTCTAGTAGAAGCTCTAGTGTTTCAATTGCGGCGTCCGCATGAACAGAGGCTACAACTATTGCTGAAGATGGTCAAAATGGACAGGATGGAGCTAATGGATATAATACAGCTACTATTTCTATGTATGGTAGATTTAGCTCAACGCCTTCTGTGCCATACAGTAGTGCAGTTACTTATACATTCTCTGACCAAGGATTAAGTGCTAATCCAGGTACAGGTTGGTACAGGACTGCCGCAAGCATCCCTAGCACTGAGAATGGTAAACCATTATATGTTTCTTCTGCCAGCGTTAGTGCAAACACTGCTACTGTTAGTATAGCAGCAAATAAGTGGTCAACACCATATATTATAGCAGAAGATGGTGAAGATGGCAATGATGGTGAAGATGCTATTACATTAAAAATTGAAGCAAGTGGAGCAACAATATTTAAAAATAGTCAAGGAAATGTTACTTTAACTGCTCATGTATATAAAGGTGAAACAGAACAAACTATTAATAATAATGGAACTTGTGGAACATTAGGAACTATTTATTGATATAAAGATGGTACTAAAATAACAAATCCAAGTAAAACATATATAGTATATGCAAGTAATGTAGATAGTTTATCTTATATCACTTGTAAACTAGAAGAAAATTTGAGTTAAAAGGAGTGAGTTTATGACAACATTAATTAAGGCAATAGATCAAATAGCATTAACAGATATTACTGATAATTATTCTGTTAATCTATCTAAAGATTCTTATGTATTTACAGGAACTACAGAGTCAGGAACTCCTGGTGGCAGTGGTGTAAACTGTTCAACAGTTATTTCAGTTTTTAGAGGCGGGGATCAAATAGTAAATCCCGCCTCTGGATCTGCTATATTTAGCGTAGCTACAGTACCAGCAAGTTATTCTGATAGCGTAATTACTGCAACTATTTCAGGAGATGGAAAAGCAAGCACTCCTTATACCTTAACAGTTGGAATTAAATCTGGTCAAACTTTATCTGTGTCAAAAGAAATTCCTATGTTAGTTACTATTGACTTAGGTAATAATGATACTATTGAAATAAATAAAATATTTACAGTTACTACAACTAAAAAAGGTCCAGATGGTACTTCTGTTACAGTAACAGGAACACATATTTATTATGGATATTGTACAAGTGGTACGGATTATGATGAAGTTACAAGAACTGGATCTGGATGAGCTGAAGGAACTATTCCTACGGTACCATTAGGACAATATCTATGGACTAAAACGGTAGTTACATATTCAACAGGAACTTCAACAACAAGTTATAGTGTTTCTTATACAGCACAAAATGGAACAAGTCAATATTTATTTATTAGATATGCGCCAACAGGAGATACTAGTCAAAGTGATATGACTACAACACCTCAATCAGACACTAAATATGTTGGTATAGCTGTTGTGACAACAAATAGTGCACCTGCTACAAAATCAAGTTATACTTGAAGTGAATATATTGGTGAAGATGGTGCAGACGGCTTTTCAATATGAACTACAACAACAGCTCCTTCGTCAAATAAAATTAATATTTCAGCTTTAACAGGTCCTACTGGTGTAACTCCAAGAGTTGGAGAACATATTATTAGAAGCAATCGTTATCAATATACTATTACCGCTGTTGATAGTACACAGGTTACAGTTGGTACTGCAACTGATTTAAAAGGTACTAATGGAACTTCTGTTGTATGAAAAGGTGATTTATCAAGTGCTCCTAGTAATCCACAAACATTATGAGCATATTATAATACAGTAGATAAAAAGTCATATATTTATAATGGTTCGTCTTGAGATACAATGACTAATGATGGAGCAAATGGTCAAGATGCAACTCAGTATTATTATCATGTTGTCTATTGTAATAACACAAGCACAGGAGCTGGATATAGTACAACAGGTGGAGATCAATTATATACTGGTACTTATACAGATACAACTCAAGCAGATGCAGCAGATTGGGCAACTGCGCAAACTAAAAGTATAAAATGAAATTATTCTAAAGGGCCAGATGGAGATGATGGATATAGTGTAGCTACCGTTAATGTGTATAAATGTGTGGCAACTAAACCTAATAAACCTTATTATTCAACTAGCGGGGATATAACTTATACATTCTCAACAAATAGTTTTAGCCCAACTCTTGATAATGGTTGAAGTTTATCTTATCCTTCTGTTGGTAGTGGTAATCCAGTATGAAAATCTACAATTAATTTATCTGGTCAAAGTGATACAATTACAATAAATAAAAATAATTTTAGTGATCCAGTCATAGATGCAGATGAAACTCAAGCTGTATATATTTCTGCAAACCCAGATACTTTTGAATCGAGCGATGGAGGAAAAACTTATTCACCAGATAGCGTAGTATTAACTCCAAGATTTATTAATACAACTTATTACAAATGATATTATATAAATAGTGGTGGTACTGAAGTTGATTTAACTTCTAGCACGCCATCTGGAATATCTATTAATTCAGGTGTGCTTACAATAACTAAAGCAGCAGTTAGTGATTTAGCAAGCGGAAGTGCAGTATTTAAAAATTATAAATCAATTACATTTAAATGTGTAGCATATATAGGAAATAGTTCAAGTAATACGAAAGTATCTGATTATTATACTATTGTTAAATTAAAAGATGGAATAGGTATTACAAGCAAAGAAACTAAATATGCACAATCTTCTAGCGGAACTACTACTCCTACTTCTGGCTGGCAAGATAGTATTAGTGCAGTTAGAACAATTCCACCTGGATATTTTTTATGAACTAGAACTAAATTTAATTATACAGATGGAACTAGTAGTGAATATATTTATACTTCAACTCAAGAAGGTTTAACTGGTAAAGGAATTAGTTCCGTTACTCCATTACATTATTTATGTGGACCTATTATAGAGGGTTATAAAAGCGGAAGTAATTTTTATGAAGATGAAAATCATACTAAGTTAATAACTCCTGTTGCAAATAATTTTTATCACGATAAAACATCAGGAGCAGCAACCGAATACTATCAATACAAAAATAGCGCATATACAACAGTTTCTTCTGGTCCACCAAAAGAACCGCCAGCTAAACCAAATGGTCATGTAACTGAAACAGGAACAGGGGCAAACGTTTGGACAATTGCTGTACCTAAGTATGTTACAAATGGTAAATATTATATATGTGAAGAAATTGCTTACGATGATAATACTACATATTCATGGTCTACTCCTATATTAGATAATTCAGTAACAGATGCTTATATTGAAATAGATAGGCAACAAGGTGAAATTAATATGATTTCTGAAAATGTTGTTAATCTAGAGCATTCAGTTTCTAATACTGGAGCTTCAGTTACTTTTGATAAAGATTGTTATATAGGTAGTTTACATAGATTAGAAATTGCTCCAACAGCATCTAGTGGAGCTGGATCAATATTTAATATTTATCCAAGTGATACATTGTATCCATCTACAACATTATATCCTAAAGAACAAACTATTTTAACAGTTCAATGCTCTGGAGATTATAATAATAAATATCAATATTATTTAGATATAGATAAATTAAATTATACTGATTCAACACATTATGATAAATTTATTTATGAAGATGGTAAATGCTGAATTGAACGTATTAATGGTGATATTGAAGAGCGTAATAAACTTATTCCAGTTAATTCAACCATTACTATTGGAGGAGAAACTATTCAAGTAAGTGATGCAATAATTTATTTACCTGTTAAATCTGGAATTAGTTTAAAATTATTAAATGCTAATTATACAAATGGAGCTTCTGATAGTTTTAAATACGAAGCTACTTATTTAATAGATAATCAATATACTAGTAATTTTACTTCTAATGTAGATTTAGTATCACAAATTAATATGACTCCAGGTAATATTAAAATAAAAGCTAATAATATTCAACTTGAAGGTTATACAACAATTAATGGCAATTTTAAAGTTGATGAAGAAGGTAATATGGAATGTCATAATGGTAAATTTAGTGGCGATATTCAATTATCTGATGGAAGTAGTATATTAGGTGGAAATGGTTTAATGACATCTATTACTATTGAGTCAAATATTAAATCTAAATCATTTCTAGGCGGAACAATGATGTTACCAATGGGATATTCACAAATTGGTGGCGCACAAGGAGACGAATATGTAAAAGATTGTTTAGCTTTTGAGTTTACTATGCCAAGGGGTTTTATAGTTAAAAGTGCTTATATTACATTATATCATATGCCAACTGAATATAAGGCATGAGTTGGTGGTGGTATGACACCTGATATATATAATGGATATTCAAGAAATTTAAAATTATATAAAGCTGATGCAAATAATATTAGTGGAAAATTTTATTGTTTTATGGGTAATACCGTTGATTTTAAAAATGTTACTTATACAGAAATACCATCTGCTTTTGGCGTAAATGGTTTTACTGGATCTGACACTGATTTTACACAACAGCAATCAATAGATATAAAAGACTATATAACAACTTCTAGTAATGATAATGTATTTAATATTTTAAAAATTGAAACTGGCAATCCTTTAGTAACTACTTTAGAGGACACTTTTAAACAAAGTGGAGCTTGCAAAGCTACATTAGTAATTTTTGGATATACAAAATTTGAATAAGGAGGAAAAAGGATATGAGTTATACAAAAACAAATTGAGCAAATAATAGTACACCAGCTATTAATGCTTCTAATTTAACTAAAATTGAAAATCAACTTACAGCACTAACATCAGTAACAGATACTAATTTAAAAAGTACCTTATTAGATATGTTTTATCCTGTTGGATCAATATATACAAGTACTACAATTAATTCTTCAACAGCTAGTGTATCTGGTAAGGCTGGTTGTCCTATAGCAGATATAGGTGGTACATGGCAAAGAATAACAGGTAAATTTTTATTAGCCGCAACAGACAATGGTAGCTCAGGCGCCTCGCAGGCTGCTGGTAATACAGGTGGTAGTGCTACTAATGATTTTAGCGATAAATTACATTATACTAGTACTCAATATGGTTTAAAAAGTCCAAGTGATGGTTACCAAGATAGAATGGTCGTTGGGTTAGCGAGACCAAGTGGTACAACTAATGATGAATGTCCATATCCACATTTTAGCAATCTTAATAATATGCCACCATATTTATCAGTATATATGTGAAAAAGAACTGGTTAATTTATAAAAATATAAAAGGAGAGATATAAATGACAACATGAATAAATAATACTCCACCTGCAATTAGTCAAGATAATCTTAATGCAATAGAAAATAAAATAACTTTATTAATGAATGCATTGTATCCAGTTGGAGCTATTTATATTAGTACTCAACAGAATAATAGTACCGCTTCAACAACAGGTAAAATGGGATGTCCTATTGCTGATTTTTTTGGTACTTGAAAAAGAGTGCAGGGTTCATTTTTATTGGCTGCCACACCAAATGGATCTAGTGGTGCTTCTCAAGCTGCAGGACATACTGGCGGAAAAGCAACAGTAACATTAACTATTGATGAAATACCAGCCCACTCTCATAAAACAGGAATATCTGGTACCGAAGCCATGCCATTTTCTTATGGAAGTGATAGTGCGAGAGTATTGTTTGACCAATATTCTGGTGTTTCTACAGGTGAGGCTGGAGGTGGAGGTCCTCACGAAAATATGCCACCATATTTAGCGGTGTATATGTGAGAACGTACCGCTTAATATAAATAAAATAAAAAAGGAGGAATTTATATGGATTTAACGATTACAAGTATAATAGCTTTTGTAACATTGTTAGCAGGTCAAGTAACTAAAAAGTTTGGTTGGGTTAATAAAAAATATATTCCAGTTCAAAACTTAATTATTGGTCTTATTAGTGGTGTTATTTGTTGGCTATTAGACTTAGAACCAGAACTAGTTAAAGCAATTTTAACTTGCGTTATTGCGAGTTATGGTGCTGGTGGACTATATGATAATTTAACTATTAATACATCAGAAGTTGAATTAGAATATGACCATGAACTAGATGAAAATAACGAAATGGAGGATGGAGAATAATGAGATATCCAGTTGATTATATTTCAATACCTCAAGGCTATGGTAATGGTCATAAAGGTATTGATTTTGGTTGGTATAGTGTTATTCATCATCATCAACCTATTTATTCTGTAGATGATGGTTATGTTATTTATGCAAAATATCAAACTACAGGCGGAAATGTTGTTCATATTAAACATGATAATGGTTTTGTTTCTGAATATGGACATTTACAAGATGTTTGTGTTAAAGTAGGACAAAAAGTTACTATGGGACAACAAATTGCGCGTATGGGCGCAACAGGAAAAGTAACAGGAGAACATTTACATTTTGGATTATGTAAAGGTTCAAAAATTACTTATACTTCAGCAGATCAATGGGTTAATCCTTTTGATTATTTAGAAGTTTATAAAGGACAAGTTGTTAATGATAAAGCCAAAAAACAATATGGTAATCAAATTAAATATCATGCTGATGAAGTTATTAGATATGTTTATAATGTTGATGATGAAGGTCTAGTAGTATATGCGGCGCCTCGTGGTAGAGCTACTGGAGAATTATTAAAAGCAGGAACTAGAGTTGTTGTTTTTGATACTGACGGACATTATAGTAAAATCGGAGAAAACAGATGGGTATGGTCTTCTTATTTAGCAAATAAAAAACCAGCTGTTAAAACAGTTACTGGTGTAGCTAATCCACCATTAAATGTAAGAAATAAACCAAGTACAAGTGGAAAAGTAGTTGGTAAATTATATAATGGTGATACTGTTCAAGTTTATAAAACTAAGAATGGTTGGGCTAAAGTTTCTAGAGAAGAAGAACGTTGGACTTCTGGTAATTATTTAAAATAAGGTACTATTAAAAAGTACCTTCTTTTTTTATGGGCAATTATTAACAATGCTCTCTTTTTATTTTTAAAATATAATAGAAAAATAGAAAAATAGGAAGAGGGAGCGTTATATATGGCGATATTAGAATTATTTGAACGTTTCGCTTTCGTTGATATAATTGCGGTTTTGGTTTTAACAGCATTGGGGATTAAGGAGATTGTTTCTTTTTTAGATTGATTTAAACAAAGAACTCAAGGACCAGTTAAAAAAGAAATTAATAATGATCAAACTATGAAACAAGCAAGAGAAGAAATTGAACAACTAGCATGTCAACAACAAGAATGTGAAACTAAATTAACTGAAATTTATAAACTAGTACATATTTTAATTGAATCTGATAAAGATGATATTAAGGCATGGATTACACAACAACATCATTATTTTTGTTATCAACTAGGTCATATAGATGATTTTAGTTTAGATTGTATTGAAAAAAGATATGATCACTATAAAGAAGAAAATGGAAATAGTTTTGTTAGTGATTTGATGAATGATATCCGCGCACTTCCGCGTGTATCAAGCGCAGCGAGTGTTAAAAAGAATTAAATATAAATAGAGATAAAGGAGAGATATTATGGCAGTAGCAACAACAAATTTATATCCACCAGTGTTAGATACATATATGCCAGCTTTTGTTATTAATGGTAATAATACAAGTTGTAAAATATATTTTAGCTTATCAGAATATAATAATATTTCTGAAATTGCTAATGCTCAAGTTACTATTTCTAATCAATATAATAATTTATCAGTATTAGATTCAACATTATATCCTTGTGAAATTGCTATTAAAACAATTTATGAAGATAGTAATGGTTATTATATTACAATAGCTAATAGTGATATTCAAGATGGTTTTATAAATGATACTAATTATAAAGTACAAATTAGATTTACAAGTACTGATGCTTCTGCATTACCAACTTTTGTAGAAGGAAAGCAAGCTATTGCAACTTGATTAACTGAAAATTTAGATTATTTTTCAGAATGGTCGAGAGCATGTTTAATTTATGGTATTAGTCAACCAACAATTATGGCTTATTATAATGAAAATGTATCTGGCTCTTGAGTAAAAACACAATGGGAACCAGAAACTGAAATTACTTGATCACAATCAGCCGTTGTTACTTTTATTGGTAATATACAATATGCGGAAAGTGATGAAACAGAATATATTAAAAGTTATCACATAGATTTATATGATGAAAATGATAATTGTATTGAAAGTAGCGGAGATATTTATCCAAATAACAATACTATCGAATATACATTTAAATCAAGATTAGCTCAAGGTGATGATTATTATTTTATAGTTAATTATACTACAATTAGTCAATATAATGAAGACGTTGAATTTGATTTCGTTATCGCTGAAGTAACACCATCTGAATTAACTGGAACATTTGCGGCAACCGCAGATGATGAGAATGGATGTATTAATATAGTATATACACCGTCTTCTTCAAGTGGGACTTTAATTAATCTATTAATTAAAAGAAGTTCTAGTAAAGATGATTTTGCTTTTGAATATGATATTTATAAAATAACAGGATATAAAACTTCAGATGGAGCGATTTCTTACTCTGATAAGACTATTGAAAATGGAATATTCTATAAATATAGTATTCAAATCATAGATAGTCAAGGCTTCTTAGGTACTGGTCTATCTACTAGTAAAACATTAGTAAGTTCACAATATGCTTATATCAATTCAAAGAATAAACAACTTACATTGAAATTTGATAGTACAGTTAGTTCATTAAAGAAAGTATTAACAGAATCTGTTACTAATACTCTAGGTTCACAATTTCCTTTTGTTAGAAGAAATGGTGATGTTAATTATTATCAATTTCCTATTACGGGATTGATTACATATAATCAAGATGAAAATAATTTATTTACTTCTAAATCAGAGATTTATCAAAATTCATTAACTGATTACAATGCTTATAATAATAATCATAATGTGTCTAGTTATGCTGATTATAATTATGAGAAATTGTATCGTCAAAAGGTATATGATTTCTTAACTGATGGAAATGTAAAATTATTTAGAGGGCCTGCAGAAGGTAATTATTTAGTTAAATTAACTGATGTATCTTTAACTCCTAACCAACAATTAGGTAGAATGGTATGAAGTTTCTCTGCAACTGCAACTGAAATAACAAATTATTCAATAGATAATATGAATAAATATGATGTGTTGAATTTTCAACCTTATATTAATTCAGTTGCGGAAACCAGCATTCAAGATTCTTTAAACCGCAATGAAATGTCCGTATAGGGGGCCTGCTGCATGAAAATAACATATCCTTATTTAAATGATACTGAGTTTTTAGAAACTATTAATCAGGCTCTTGTTAAAAAACAATATTTAAAAATTACGTTTTTAAATTGAAATGAAGATCCTATACAAGAGGTTCAAGCGCTTGCAACAAGTGGATCTATTAATATAGATGGCAAATCTTCAGTTAGAAGAACTGCAAATTTAAGTATGTACATTCCAGAGAAAGAGTATAGTGATATTAGTAATATTAATAATTTATTTTCTATAAATAAAAAAATGTACTTAGAAATAGGCTTTGAAAATACTTTTGATAAATATGAAGAATATGATAAGATATGATTACCTCAAGGCTTATTTATTATTAATAATGCATCAGTATCATATACTACTAATGGAATTACAACATCATTAACTTTAAAAGATAAAATGTGTTTATTAAATGGAGAATGCGGAGGTACCATCCCCGCACAGACACAATTTGATAGTTATGATATATTAGCTCCAAATGGAGAATATGCTCTTGAAAAACCAGTTATAGAACAGATTATTAGAGAGCTTGTTAATCATTTTGGTAATGAGCAATTAGGTAAAATCATTATTAATGATGTAGATAAACAAATAAAACAGGTTGTTAAATGGATAAATCAATCTAATCCTGTATATTTTATAGAAAAGAATGGTTCTGGTTATTTAACTATGAATGAAGATGTTTCTTTAGAAGAAGGAGAATCTAAACATCCCTATTATTATAATGATGATATAGGTTATATATACACAGACTTTACATTTCCTAATGAATTAATTGGAAATGCAGGAGAAACTGTTTGCTCTATATTAGATAAAATAAAAAATATATTGGGTAATTATGAATATTTTTATGATATAGATGGAAATTTTGTTTTTCAAGAAATTAAAAATTATATTAATACATCTCACGTAACAGTTGTATTAAATGAATTAAATAAAGATGATTATATTATAGATAGAGGGACTGGTAAATCTGTATATGATTTAACCAATTCTAAATTGATTACAAATTATTCTTATGCTCCAAATTATAATAATGTTAAAAATGATTATATTGTTTGAGGAGCTAGAAAAAATGCTAATGGTAACGATGTTCCTATTAGATATCATTTAGCTATTGATACTAAACCAAAAGTAGGAAATGTTTATGATGTATATTTCTATGTTGATGAAACAGATGATATAGAAAAAGCTAAAATTATTAATACCTATGATAGTTTTGCGGCGTTGCCTAATCCAGGAACAGTTGGAGAATTATATAAAGTGGGAAGTACAATTTATACTTGGGATCCAGATGTTTGAAACTCTGAAACATTAAGTTATGTGATTGTACCTGTCCCATTAACAAAAATTAAAACTAATGATTGGCGTTCCGAGTTATATCTTCAGGGGGTTGCGGCTGATCCTTTAGGTCGTTCATCTAATTATTATTATACAGAATTAGCTTCAGAATGACCTAAACAATATGATTTAAAGAAAATTGCAACTGCGGAAGTCATAGATGGTTACACTGTATATACCGGCGGTTTCCGCGATGAATATGAAGAAGATCCAAGCGCTTTAGATTTTTATTTAGACTTTATAGATTCTAATGCTAGTATTTCCGCATTTAATGTTAATAACATTGGTAGAAGAACTCTTGTTGAAAATAAAAATGATATTAATTGTATTTTTGAACCAGAAATTTTTGATTATGTTATTATTGAAAATGACCAACCAGATACAGCTGCAAAACGTGAAGCTTGTATAGCAAAACATCAAAAATATATTCAAGTAAGTACTAGTATATATAAATATTTATCTATTGGTGGTACACACAATGGAGCATTTTATGAAATTAAAGATTTGTTGTATTCTCATACTGGATATAATGAAAATATTAATATTCAATTGATTCCTATATATACATTAGAACCTAATACTAGAATTACAGTTAATAATGAAGAAAGTGGTATTAGAGGCGACTTTATGATTAATAGTTTATCTATGCCTCTTGATATAAATGGTACAATGACTATTTCAGCAACTAGAGCTGTTGAAAAGTTATAATAAAAAAACACTCATATTTTTATGAGTGTCTTTTTTTTTGCTTAAAATTTTGGATTGTATTTAAGTTTAAAGATTTAAGTTATTATGTAATGATAATTTTTCTTACCCCTTGTAAATAAAATTTACTACCTATTAAATTTAAATAGTTTTTATGAAATCTTAACAAAGTTTATAAATGAATTTTAATAAAAACTTATATATACATGAAAGGTAAAAGAAAGGAGTATTTAAAATTATGAACTATTATCCAAATAATTTTTATCAAAACTATTCATATGGCAATAACTATCAAGCTGGACTACAAGGTAAAGTTGTTGATAGTGTAGACATGGTTCGAGCTAATGAGGTTCCATTTGGCGGATTTGGTATTTTCCCAAAGGGCGACTTAAGTGAGGTATATGTTAAGTCATGGAATAATAATGGAACTACTCAAATTATTACTTACAAACCCGTTCCTGTGGAAGAGGCTAAAGAGGTAAAAGATGAACTAATTGAAAAGATTACTGCATTAAATGCTAAACTAGATGCGGTGATGGGTAGCGCGGCTAAGCCAGAAGAAAAACCCGTAGCACCGGCTGCCGCAAAGGATGTGAATGTTCATGCCTATTAGAAATCCACGAGAGATGTTTCAATTAATTAGTAGTTTTAAAAATCAAGACCCATCAATTATTGTAACAAATATGGTTAATGAAGCTGCTAATCAAGGTAATCCAATTATGCAAAACTTAGCTAATTTAATTAAACAAGGTAAAACAGATGAAATTGAAACTGTTATTCGTAATATAGCTAAAGAGCAAGGAGTGGATTATGATAAAGAATTTAAAGCCTTTAGACAAACTTTTAGGCTTTAAAGATAGATATATAATAAAGAAAGGAGAGTCTATATGTTTAGCTCAAACAATGGTTACAGCTTAGCGGATATAGCTGCCGCAACTGGCAATAACGACGGAGGATTCTTCGGCGGAAATAGCTGGTGAATTATTATTTTATTCTTCTTCGCTTTTGGTGGATGAGGATTCGGAGGAAATGGATTCTGGGGAGGTTCAAGTGGCTTTAATGGAGCTGCCGCACAAGGTGCTTTAACAAGAGCTGATTTAAACCAAGAATTAGGTTTCTCTGATTTACAACACACTATGAGAAATGCTAGGGAAGACTTAAGTAGCGATTATCATGATTTAAGTACAAATATTCTTCAAGGAGTTTGTGATTTAAATGGAACAATTAATGCAGGATTTAATACTACTAATGCTGGTATTGCTAATTTAGGATATCAAGTTCAAGCAGGATTAAATAACATTGATGTAAACAATATGAGAAATACTTTTGATATTGGTACTCAAATTACTGCATTAGGAAATCAAATGTCTAGTTGCTGCTGCGATACTAGATATCAAATTGAAAAAGGTTTTTCAGATACTAACTATAATTTAGCAACTGAAATGTGTGCTTTAAGAAGTGATGTTTGCAACCAAACTAGAGATTTAATTGATAATCAAAATGCAAACACAAGAGCAATTTTAGATAGATTAACAAATGATAAGATTGCTGACTTACAAGCAGAAAATGAAGGATTAAGATTAGCTGCATCTCAAGCTGCACAAAATCAATATCTAGTTAATGCTTTAAGACCAAGTCCAGTTCCAGCTTATATGGTACAAAATCCATATTGCTGCAATGGATATTTTAACAATTTTAATATGTAATTAATAACATGGAGGTAATAAAATGGCAGAATTTACAGCAGTAGCTCAACAAATAGTTGAGCCTAATCAAGTAGTTTTATTTACAGATGTCGCAGTCCGTGGCAATAACTCCATAATGCATAGGGAAGGTAGCGGGTTAATATCATTACGTGGTCTAACTTGCTGCCAACCACGTGCAAGATTTAAAGTTTCTTTTGGAGCAAATATTGCAGTTCCTACTGATGGTGTGGTTGGTCCAATCTCATTAGCTATTGCTATTGATGGAGAACCTGTAGCTAGTTCAGAAATGATAGTTACTCCAGCTGCAATTAATGAATTTTTTAATATCAATAGAGAAATGAATATTGATGTTCCTGCAGGATGTTGCGCTCAAATTAGCGTAGAAAATACTAGTACAAGTATAGTTGCTGTTGAAAATGCAAACTTACTTGTAGAAAGGGTGGCATAATATGGAACGATTAAAAGCTATGAAAGAAAGATTAATTAATTGTGTTGAAAGTCAATTAGAAGATATGGCTAACACTAATACAGAAGAATTAGGCGAAGCCGTTGATATGATTAAAGATTTAGAAGAAACAATATATTATTGCACAGTAGTAAAAGCTATGGAAGAAAGAGATAAAGAAAAAGAAATCATGTATTATCCTATGGGCGGCGGCCGCTATTATAATGCGGGAACCTACCCTGTTCGTATGTATTATGGTAGTGCATACGATCGTGGAATGCATGATTATGACATGGTATACCCTAGGGATTTCCGCGAAGGTAGAAGTGGGTCTTCTAGACGCATGTATATGGAATCTAAAGAGATGCATGAAGGTAAAGAAAAACAAATGCATGAATTAGAAAATTATATGAAAGAATTAGGTTCTGATATAATGGAAATGATTAATGATGCATCTCAGGAAGAAAAAGATACTTTATCTCATAAATTAAACACTTTAGCAGATAAAATTAGATAATGTTTTATATTAATGGAATAAAATGGAAAGTTGAATTTACTAATAAGCACAATCCAATTTTAAATAATCATTTAGGAATGTGTGATAATGAAACTAAAACCATATATTTAGCGGATGATTTAGAAAGATATATGCTAAAGAAAGTGCTTTGCCATGAAATAGTACATGCCGCAATGTTTTCTTATAATATCTCCCTTTCCTATGAACAAGAAGAAATTATTGCAGATTTAATTGCTACTTATGGTAAAGAAATTATTGACATCACTAATAAAGTATTTAAAAAGCTACAATCAATTTAGATTGTAGCTCTTTTTTTATGCTCAATTAATTTCATTATCATCTTGTTTAGTATATTGCGCAAGTCCAATACAAATTGCATCAGCAATATCATCATTAACATTTATATTATATTTATTTTTTACAAATTCAACATCTGCTTCTTTCAATGTTTGTCTCTTGATACCACGGCCATTTTTTATACCAAGTGTAGCTCTTCAAGAACTAGGATAAATATATTCAATTTCTATTTCTGGATAGTTGTCATGTATAAAGATAGCCATTGCCGCCTGAAGCCACATTAATGCTTTATGAGTCTTTTGATTACCAACTCCATAACCGCCCTCAGGACGTACTTCTTCTACAATAATTTTATTAATTTTATATTTATTTAAAATAAGAGAATTTATTTCATTTGTCATTTTATGTATTCTATTAATTAAGTCTGTTGATGATGCAGTTATACATCCATGGTCAATTAATTCACCATCATTAAATACTGCTCAACCAGAACTTTTAGTAGATAAATCTAAAGATAGTAAATACATATCTATCTCCTCCTTTAATTCATCTACATTATATCATAAAAATTTCTACAAGTCAAAAAAAGAGCTAGATTTGTTTATTTAAATCTAGCTCTTCAGTACCTAATAATTTTACAAAAGGTTCTTTATATTTAGTAGAAGGATCTGCTAAGAATAGATATCTATCATAAGGTACTTTCCATATAAAACCACTTTTTGGAATAAAGCCTAAATCTTTATCTATTAAGTGATATTTTTCATAAGTGCCTGTTGCTTCTACTATATATAATCTGGATAAGTCTTTTTGATATTGACTATCTCCAGGTTCTAGGATAGTATCCCAGCAATCTTTTTTTGCAATATATTTAAAATTAAATTCGGTATTTATAATTTTTTCAATAACTTCTTGACAATTAGAACAATCAAAATTTAGTGTTATTGAGTTTGTATCATCTAAACCAATTTCATCAAATACTGGAATAGGAGTCTTAATAACTGGAATGCCATTTTGTAATGCTTCAACTACTGAATAACAATAGCCTTCATTATCTGATAATTGAATTAAGAAATCTGCTTTAATAATTTCATTCATTATATCTAAAGTAGGTTTCATAATTTTTATATGAGGACTAATTTTACCTTCAATAGTTCTATTAGAGAATACTCACCACTCATAGTTAAGACCAAAAGCATCCATAGCGTCAGCTAATTTAAGTATGCGGCCGCCGCCCTTTTCTCGTGATAGACGAGTAGCACTAATAAAAATATATTTTTTATTAGGCTTATCAGGTTCAAATGGATTGTAACACAATTGCGCCTCGTGCCCAGTTAATTCTTTTCAAGCATCACAAACTTGTTGCGATATACCAATATATTTAGTAATTTTTTGATGACCAGGTAAATTTTTTAAATCTAATTGCTTTTGTTCTACCATAGCTTTATAGTCACCATGTAATACTAAATAATAATCTTTATTTGCTTCAACATATTCAATGATATCTGTATTAAAATTAAAGAAGGCTTTTTCACATTTAAAATGCATACCTTTTTTATACTGAACACATCGAACATATTTTCTTAATCTTTGTAATTGTTTTTCATTTCCAATTTGATAAACAATTACTAAATCTCAATTTTTATATTTTTTTGCTAAATAATAAAAGAATGTTTCAATTCCGCCTATTTCTAGTATTGAATGAAAATAATAAATGTTTTTAGCATATATTGTTTCCATTATTTATCTCCTTTTATTTCTTTTGATATTTCTCCTCTGTTAAATTTATGGCATAAAGAATTTTCATTGTTTGCTCATTTATAATAATATATAGGTGTATTATTTTCAATAATAGTTCCATTATTTTCTTTATCACTAGGAATTATTTTATTTAATCAATCTAAATCTTCTCCAACCATTAGATTTTCATCAAAATATATATCTTTTATAATTCTTCTGTTAAAACAATAATGCCATACTCCTCATAGTTTAATAAGAGGCTTTGATACATCTATTGTTTCATAATCTGCTACACGTTTACCATCTACAAGAGCAGGTATAACACAATAATCATATTGACTATTATTGTATCTCATTCTTTGATATAATAGATGAACATAATTAGGTGCTATATCATCATCATTATCTACAAAGGCAATAT